AGTCTGTATCAGCAAGTGGAATAAGCGCAAGGTCTAAATCAAGTAACTTCATTCTGTAAGGGTGTGCGTCAGAACTTACCCAAGGGTGAAACTCTATATTCAACCCCTTAAAATGCTCTGGGTAACTACTCCCCGCCATGACTATTTTTAGGTTGTACTTTTTACTCAACTTCTCTAAAACAGGTACTGCGTCTTTCCAGTCCCCACTATGAGAACTACCGCCACTCCAACCAAGCCTAACCTCGCCCTTAGCCCTTTTCCTCTCCACCCTAACATCAGGGTAAAAATTCAAGTCCAAACAATTACTCACTACCGCACTCTTGTCGGCGTACCTGTCCCAAAGGGCAGTCAATGTAGGCGTTGGAGAAGTAGCCAAATCACAAGCCTGCAGACACCATAGTAAATTAGTGTGTTGACTTAAATTGGCATACCTATTAAAACCCTCTGTTATACCCGTAACCCACAAGGGTAAACCCTTCTCCTCAAGCACCGCCCTCTGCTCTTTAGGGGCGTCCTTGTAAAACTCTGTATCCTTTACGTTGTCTACCTTAACCCAAACGTCCTTGGAACCAAACTCCTTGTAAGCGGTATTACTAGGACTTACTTCTAAAGTATTGTCGTCCCAGTCAAACACCACCACCTTGTCAGGCCAAGACTCTTTGACTGTTTTAATAAACTCGTACGTGTTAAGCCTACCCACTATCACATCAGAGGCCTCTACAAGTTGCTCTATGTGCTCCTGCCCCACTTTGAGAATGCCACTCTCTGCTATACCCAAACGATTAAGAGCCTCGTTAAATATCTTAACCCTATGGTAACCACAACCTCCGTCATCAGCTGGTAACCACAACACCCTTAACTTACGCATATTATCCTCGGTTAAAATTATATAGTCCTACGATCTACTGTCAAACAATGCTCAAACTCAGTGTCGGTACGCAATACCCTTTTAAGTCGCTCCCCATTCTTGGGGTCCATTATCTCCTCCCCGTACTTGGCTTTAATGCGCTCTACTACTTCCAAGGGAATCGTTGCAATTTGCCTAAACTCTCTGTCCCCACTAAACCCGTCTGTCTTATTTTTCATTTTAGCATTAGCTAAATAAATGCCGTCAGAGTTCTTATAAATCCCACTCGCCATTTCCCTCTTTTGGCGTTGAATGTTCTCTATAAGCCTTCCAACGGCTTCCTTGAATATCGCTTCTTCTCTCTTGTCTTTTGGTGCTAAGTCTTCTAAATTCATAAACCGTATTAACTAAGAGGGGGGAAGTCTCCCTCCCCCCAAATAGGACTAATAAGCAAGTCTGGTCGCTTTACCATTGTACTTCTCAGCATAAGAAGCAAGTGTAAGCTCACCAACAACTGCGAATGTGTCTGCGTCTGCAACCTTGGCTGCCTCTTTCTTGGCAACAGGTCTTAACTGTGGAATCTTCCAAGTTGAAGAATCCAGTACAGCTAACTCGTCATCAGGCATGTGAATGTCTGAAACTACCTGTAATACTCCGAAGTTAGAATCATAAACTGCAATCGCTGAAGTAAACTTCTTGATTGAGTCTACATAACTTCTTGAGTCGTCAAAGAAAGAACTCATTTTGTTCCTCTGTTTAGGAGAAACTAAAATGGTGTCAGGGTCTCCACCAGCAGAGTAAATATCAGCTAACAAACTGTTAAGCTCTGTTTCGCCAATGGTTCTACCTGTCGCTGTACCAGAAGATACATTGGTGGTTATCCAAGCAAGAATACCTTTAAGTTCTCTTGCTGTGGCCGAAGCACCACTGACTGCACCCGACCCGTTGATTAAGGCCCTTTCAATATCTCTACCCAATTCTTTAAGAGACTTTTCTACCTGCCAAGCATACTCGTCTTTGTAGCCTGCTGGGTCTGACGCTCTCTGGGATTCGGATACCGAACCTACCTTAGCAAAAATCTGAGTGTAGTTTTGACCCCTTGTAGGAGAAGCCAGTGAGCCTGCTGAATAAGTGAATCCCTCCACTTGAGCGTTGGCTGTAGCTGTCGCATAAGAGGCAATTGGCCATTCGTGAAGAACATTCTTTGCCTTCACTTTAGGGAGATTAGAAAACATTGGTGTTTTCATTTGTCCCATTAAGACCAATACATCTGTCAAATCTTCGTGGTTGGTTGCGACATCATAAGTTTGATGTATAGCCATTCTAATAAGTTCTAAAATTATAACCCTCGGTTAATCGGGAATGCTAACGTACTTCTTAAGAAACTCGCTCACATTACCCGTTTGTGCTGCGGCTGCTAAATCGGCCTTCCTTTGGTCTGTCTCCTCGTGTACAGGCCTGCCTGGGGCTTCACTGTAAGTACTAGACTTCTGAGACTTGGCTTTACTCTCGGCTAACCTGTCAAGATTCATCATCTTAAAGGCCGTCTCGGGGTCTGTAATTACGTTCCCCTTCTTGTACTGGGTGTCCATGAAGTCCGCTACCTTCTCAGGATCAAACTTCGGACTGCCGTCTTTCCCGTCGTACTTCTTTTCAAGCTGGTCCATTTGACTAACAAACCTCTCCTGCCATTTGTACTCATTAAGTTTTGCCTCTACCAATTGAGCTACTGTGTCTTTGTCCACATAACCCATTGATTCAAGCTCACGCCTTGCGGCTTCCAATTGCTTCTGCCTAGGGTCGTCCACTGGGGATACCACTTGGCTTAATCTATCAGCAATCTCTGCCTTAGCCCGCAACTCGGCCATTTGCTCCTTCATTTCATTGAGCTCAACGACCTTCTCTTGAAACCTCTCGTAAGGGATTCTGCCCTTCTCTGGCTTCTCACCTTCGGTGTTTAACTGCTCCTCAGCAGATGTATCAGGTGCTGTTTGTTCGACATCAGACGAGCTGTCCACAGTTGCCTCTGTGCTTGTTACGTCCATTTCCTCATTGTCCATAAATATACCCACATTTTAACGAGTTCTGTCTCGCACGGGAATAAAATTATATAAAGAACTCAGGCTTGTGGCCTTTACCCATTATACCACATGGCCTTTGTGTAAGAGGCCCGAGGAAGCCCCCTACCCAAAAACCACAAGTTTACATAGGTATCTCTGGGTCTAAAGGCACCTCCTCAGGAGCCCCTACAAGCCCCTCAGAGCCCTCTAAAGGTGGTTGTCCACCCTCTAAGGCCATTTGTACCTTTAACCCTTCCAGTTTTTCCTCCTCAAGTCTAGCTTCTTCTTCCTCTGGGTCTATGTCATAATTTTCAAGTAATGTCTTTCTACTCAAGTCTCCACCGCCCCTTAACATGGTTAGTATCTCACGTTTACCCTCCTTAGTGTGGGCCACCCCACTACTTATTCTAACCTTTACCTCAGGGTTTCTTGGTATTTGTACAATTTCCATTACCTCACCCCCTAAATCATAACCCATGACATCTTTTCCGTCCTTTACAGTCCTAGGGACATTCTCTTCACCAACCTGCCCACTGATAATGCCAAACATTTCACCCCCCTGGGTTCTGAAAGGCTTAGTAATCAATTGGTGGTCGTAGGCCAGGTCTAAAATGTCCTCACCAAGTCGTGCCAAAGTGTCCGCTAAATTGTCTATTAAATCAATTATGTTAGTGTAAGCATTTGCAACCAAAGTATCAAACGCCACCCCTGAAGTAACACCCGTTGGGGCCTTACCCATAAACGCCTCGTGGGCTGCACCAATGTTTTGAATGTACTCCTTAAGGTTGTTTATCTGGTTAAATGGGGTTGCACTCATAGGCTTCATGTCCATTTGGGCCACACTGTGACCTGGCTTATGCCTTAGCACCTGCCCGTTTCGGTTATTGATTATCTTAATGCCTGAATTAGAGTCAGTTATATACTTACCCTTGGAAAAGATTATATTGTACTCAAGTATGGACTTCTCCAAGTAATTAAGCGCCTTGTTAAGCGGTACTAGGTTCTTCACCCAACCCTCGCCATAAAGCTCGTTTAAGGATATATCAGGAAAGTACAGTTCAAACGGCAGTTTCCTAAACTCGGTAATCTCATTCCTTAAAATCTTCCCCTCACACTCAGTGATTACTCTAATCCCGTCCTCTGTAACAAACCAACCCTCATGTAAAAGCAGGTTCTCAGAACTTGTAGAAGACTCACTGTTGCGTGTGTTAATCAATTCCTTGTACATACTCTCGCTCTGTTTGCTGGTTGTACTTAATTCCTTCACCACCTTAGTGTCATAATGCGGGTTCTTTTCTACAATTTCCTTTGGCCTTGATACAACCTTAATCACATACCTAGCATTCTCAATACCTGTGGCATAAGGGTCTATGTAAGTGTCAAACGGATCCAGTACCTGCAACCAAGGCAAGCCCTCCCCATTGTCCGCCTCGGCGTCATAACCATACTGGAATATACCCTGCCCATACAACATACCATAAAGCACCGCCTTTTTAGTTAAGTGCTTAACATGAAGCTTGTCATACACAAACGCCAGGTACTCACCAAGTATCCTAGAAGCATTAGAGTCCAATGTAGCATAAGGCAATGCGTCCACGTCCCAAGTGGGCTGTGTTTTAGTAACCGCCCCCCTAATCGCCCTGCACGTTGCATACACTTGGTTAATGTAAAAATCCATGGGGTCTTTACTGCCAAAGGACAACTTGCCCGTATTCTTGTTATACCTGATACTGTGGTTGCCCTTGTAATAAGAGTTATTAATAAACCACTGTCTTTCAACGTGGGTACTTCGGTAGTTCTTACTCTCCTCAAACTTGGTGTTTAAGTACTCAAGCCAGTACACCTCGTCGTACTTCTCCTTACTCTCACGCTCGGGCTTGCCTATTAAACCCCGCACTGTGTCTTTTAATGCCATGTTCTATTAACTAAAGTTACTCCCTCGGTTCTATAAAAGGTATTTCGTCAACTGGTATCTCTACCTCCTCAGGCTCTTTCTCTTCCTTCTCGTCCTTGTCCACCGCAGTTATAAAATCCCCCAAAGTCTCGCTCTTAATCAATTTGTACAACCCCTCACGCTCCTTTCTGCCCAAAATTAACTGGACTATACAAGTAGCCACTAAACCGCCTACCGCTACAATCGCAATTATCAATATCATTACGTCCATATATAATTATATCACAACTAATATATATCACCCCCGTCCCCTAAAAGGTCACCCTCTTCCACTTCCAAAAAGTCTATTGTGTCTGGCTCACCGTCCTCCACCTCTTCAACCAGCCTGCCATATATATCCAATTCGGGCCTGTCAAACCAATCGGGCCTTGACATTGCTACATAGCGTAAGACATCAACCAAATCGTCTTTTAACTTAAAAGGCCTTGCCCTATCGGTGTCTAAGTCTTCCTTCCACTTACGCCAATGATAATTGACCAGCTCGTCCCTTAACATAACACAGTTTTTACCCACAAACAACTTCTTTTCCCTAAACAACCTTGTAACCCTATTAATCCCCGCCATTACGTTATTATCACCAAGTACAAAACCCCAACCTTCTTCTGCTAACTGGTCGTATATACTCATGCCCGAAGTCTGCTGAGTACCCTTACTTGCGGGGTCTATCACGTACGAAACTACGTCCTCCCTACCAAGCCCATTACGTGTTAGCATTGCTAAGAGGTGATTGCTTATTTCAACCGCTGTTAATTGAGACTTACGCTCCTCGTCCACTACATAAAGCCTGTGCTTAGTGTCCTCCTTCATAAGTAACATGGCAGTCGGGTGATTCCAACCCACATCCAACCCCACAAAGAATATATCCTGTATATCACGGCTTGGAATGTTAATAATATGCTTTTCGGTAAAGTCAGGGTATATCAAGCCCTCAAACTTCTCAAAGGAAGCCAAATACTCCTGCCTAAACATAACCTCACTTAAGTCCCCCTTAGCCTTTTCGATTAACTTCTTGTCAATGTAAGGGTTTTCCTCTGTAGCAAACCTCCAAGTAGCAAAGTCCTCTTGACCCTCCATTGCAGGCTTGTAAAACATTTCATACACCCAATCATAACCCTGCGGGGTTGTAGTAATCCACGCCACACCACCCTTGTCAGTCAACGCAGGGTACACCACCTCCCACACACCACGATCCTGAAAAGAAGCCTCGTCCAACCAAAGCCAGTCCAAACCAACCCCCCTTAACCTGTCAGGGTTATCACCACTTCTGAAAGTAATCTCACTGCCGTTAAGCAACTTTACCTTATGGTCTTGCTTGTTCCAAGCGGCGATAGTATGAGAAGGACACCAGTCCATGAACATAGGAATATTAACATCCTTTAACATAGGATACGTTGGAGCTACTATCATACCCCTAGAATTAGGATGATTATCAGCCCAGCGTAGTGCCTCTATCGTGCCACTTAGAGTTTTTCCCCCACGGCGACCTGCTATTAAAGTCCTGAACCTTGCACTGGATTTATGAAACACCCTCTGGTACTTATGAGGTTGGTACTTCTTCATCCTCGTCCCCCCAGTCAATAAAAATACCCGCCTTAATGGACTCGCCCTTACTTGTAACATCAGTAGCCCTAGGAGGTTTTACCATAGCAAACTCCCAAACCATCCTAAGCAAAGCAGCAAACTCCTTATTGTCGGTCTTAGGGTCGCTCAGCCTTTTCCTGAGGTTAGTATAATCCTCTCTAACGTCCTCTGTGGTATAACACTCAAGAAGCATATCTTTATTCAATGCCCCTATCGTCTCTTTACCTGTTTTCCCTTGGCTATCTCTCCTTGCCCTCATAGTAATTGCTACTTATAGGTTAACTAATCCATTATACCATTATTCCACTTTCACCGTCCTCACAG